AAGCTCGATCCGCGGACGTCGTTTCTCTCGATCAATTCGACGACGTCAGCGGCCGATCGGGGCGGCGAAATCTCGTACCGCAGGCCGCGGGCGTCGGAGAAGAGCCGCATCGTGCCGCTGGACGTCCGGCCGATCACCCGCTCGTGGTTGTACTTGCCGAAAACGTCGGGGTTCGACCCCAGGACTTCGTCGAAGGCGCCGGGGAGAATCCTCTCCACGAAGCCTCCCAAGTCCTGCGAGTCGGAGTTGTAGACGGCCGCGTAGCCGCGAATGACCGTGCGGCCATTCTCGTCTTCCTTGACCTCGAGGCCCGGCGCCTCCGGGTTCAGGCGGATTTCAAGTTCGCTCTGTCCGTCCATGTCGCCGTAACCTCCTCGTAGGGTTTGCCACTGCGGTGGCAATCCAGAAGCAAATCCCGCGATCCGTCGATCCACGACGTCACGAAGTCTTCGATGTCGCGGCCCGTCGCCGTGGCGGCGTCGCAGAGTTCCGTCCGCATCCGCTGCCCGTGGGCCTCGAACCAGGCCGCAAGTTTGGCCGGTTTGTTCCGCCGCTCCAGGATGCCGTCGGCCTCGATCGCGGCGAGGCGTCGAAGCGTCGAAGTGAAGACGATTTCGGCGGCGTCGCGCTGGCTGGGCTCGGCGTCGCCGGACGCCGCCTGGGCCTCCTGCGTGGCCGGTTGCGTGGCCGGTTCGTCCTGCGGCTGCTCCGACGCCTTCGTCGTCGCCGCCGTCGGGTTGCCGGGGGTGTAGTTCTCGAGCAGTTGCATATTGACCTGGACGAACCGCTTGTCGCCGCCGTCGACGGGGTTGTAGCCCAGTTGCTGACGCACCTCGTTGGTCGAGAAGACGCCCAGGTTCCACATCTCCCGCAGGAACGACGCCCTGGCGTTGAAGTCGCCCACCAGAAGCGCCGAAACGTCGAACTGGGCGAAGTACTTCTTGTCGTCCACCACGAGGTCGCGACGGCAGCACGCCTCGAAGCGTCGAAGGTGCGGGACGAGCGTGAACGTCACGAAGTCGATGGCCTGCTGCTCGACCGACGAGTACGACGATTTCGTCAGGTCGCCGATCATGTAGGCCGGCACCCGCGTCGCCCTCGCCACCTCCTCGATCTGGTAGCGGCGTGTCTCGATGAGGCGATTGGTGTCGTTGTTGAGCGACAGCTCCTTGACATGGGTGCCGTGGGGCAATACTGCCGTCTTGTAGGCATTGGTGGGGCCGTTGCCGTGGATGTCGTTCCACTGCTCGCGGAGCCGCTGGAGCGTTTCGGGCTTCAGCGGCTGATCGACCTCGATGACCGACCCCGGCCTGGCCCCATTCCCGAAGAATGCGCTCGAGTGCAGTTCCGTCGCCCTCGCCAGAGCGATGGCGTCCCGCATCAGCACCGTCGGGATGTAGCAGTTCACGCCGTCGGGGGAGAGGCCGCGGTAGGCGAAGACCTCGTCCTGCCGGTAGTACGTCGGCGTCGGCTTGTCGGGCTCCTGGTAGGCGTACCGCAGCCGGCCGTTCTTCAGCCGCTCGGGCTTCATCCGCGACGGATGCAGCGGGATGAGCTGATCGACGGCGCCGCGCCGGCCGGGCTTGATGTGGGCGTAGCCGACGCCCCACAGCATGTGCCACGACTGCATGAGTTCCTTGAACTCGAACGACGTCATCCACTCGTTCGGCTCGTAGGCCAGGATGTCGTAGAGCGGGTGGGCCTCGGCGATCCGCTTGCCGTCCGGCGTCCGCTCGTAGAGGTGCAGGGGGAGACTGGCGACCGACTCGCTGACGACCTTGACGGCGGCCAGGAACGCGCTGCACTGGAGGCTGGCCTCCGGCGAGACGTAGACGCCGGCGGCCGTCTTTCGCTGCTCGACGATCTCCTCGAACACGCGGGAGATGCCGGAGCGCATTTCGACGATGTCTTCGATGTCTTCTTCGGGCATTACGCTAGATCAGCAGGATTTGCGGGTCGTCTTCGCCACCGTTGTTCTCCGCACTCAAGACCCCCAGCGGCATGATCAGGGCCACGGCGGCGTCGATCCTCGCGGTCGAGTGCGACTGGCTCTTCGTGGGCTTGATGTTGCCGGCGTCGTCCTGCTTGACTTGCATATTGCTCATGTGCAGGGCGAGCGGCGGGTTGCCTCCATGCCTTATTTTCTGGCCCAAAACGGCTGTCTGGAGCAGCTTCGTAGGCGCCGAGAGGCTGGCGTAGCCCTGCCCATACGGCTTGACGTCGATGCCCTCGTTGACCAACTGAGTCGTAAGGTGGGTCGCATTCCACCTGTCGATAGCGACAGACCGCACCACGTTCTTCTCTGCAAACGAGAGAACGTAGTCGCGAACCACATCGTAATCCGTCACGTTTCCATCTGTTAGTGTAACAAAACCGTCTCTGGCCCATTGGCGATACGGTGCTTCGTCCCTGTCGGCGTTCTCCTCGGGGATGAAGAGGTGAGCGAAGACGTCGTAGGTGCCGTCCTCGGCAGGCCACACCGCGCAGAACGCCGTCGTGTCGCTGGTGCTCGACAGGTCGAGGCCGCACCAGCACGGCCGGCCGTCGGTCGGCCGAAGCGGGGCGTTGCAAGCCTCCCACTGTCCGGTGCGGAAGAAGCGATTGGCCCCGTTGCTCACCCACTGGTTCAGGTACAGCGTCCGAAACTTGATCTCCTCCGCGACGCTCTCGCGGGCCAGCATCGCCTCGCGCTCCATGAACTCCTTGCGGACGGTGATGCCGTAGTTCGGGTTGGCCTTCTTCCAGGTGGCCTCCGCGAAGATGTCGTCGTCCTCGTCGGCCGCGAAGATGCAGGGCAGGAAGGTGGGGTCTTGGATGATCCCGTCGCGAACCTTCATCGCCCGCTGCCACTCTTCGTAGCACGGCCCGATGCGATCCATGCCGGCCGTGGTCACATAGATGACCAGCGGCTCGTCCCGCATGCCCATACCGCTCTCGAGCACATCGACCAAATCCCGGTTGGGCTGCACATGATACTCGTCCACCACGACGACACTCGGGTTGAAGCCGTGCTTGCCCTTGTGCTCGCTGGAAAGAAATTGGATGGTGGAATTTTTACTGGGGATGACGATCGACCCCTTGAATATCTTCGACCGCCGTTGCAGGCCGGGGCAGGATTCGATGAACCTCGAGGCCGCCGTGAACAGGAGGCTGGCCTGCTTGCGATCGCCGGCCGCGATGAGAATCTGGCCGCCGTCGTCGCCGAAGAAACCCTCGTAGGCGCCGATCAGGGCGCAGGTCGCGGTCTTGCCAGCCTTCCGCGGCACCGCCAGGAGGGATCGCTGGTACTGCCGCCGGCCGTCAGGCCGCTTCGTCCCGTAGAGGGCGCGAAGATAGTCCTCCTGCCACGGCTGGAGGGTGAACGGCTTCCCTGCGAATCTCCCTTCGCTGTGCCGCAGCCACGACGCGAACTCGCAGATGTCAGGCTTGCTTTCCAAAATACTTGTCGGTGGGGTCGTCCACGACCTTCACGGCGCCGTAGCCCAGGCGGGTGCGGTCGGCCGGGGTGAGGCCGAGGACGGTTTCCAGTTGCCGGAGCTGCTCGTGGCAGTGGTTGCTCTGCGACTGCCACTTGTTCGGCCGGCTGAACCGCAGCGAGCCGTCGGGGGCGGTGACTTCGACGTAGCCGCAGCCTTCCTTGGCGAGTTGCATCTCGGCCTCGCGCCACCGCTCCCAGATGATCGAGTAGCGGGCGATGACCTCGACGTCACTCTCGGCCAGCGTGCCCATCCGCTGCGTGTAGCCGCAGACCAGGCTGAACATCTCCTTCGCCGCGGGCCGAAGCCACTCGGGCGGCGAGGGGAGGGCATTCAGCGGCGTGCCAAGCTCCTCGCGGGAGTTGGCCTCCTCAGAGCCTCGCAGCTTGAGTTGGTGCTTCGGTAGTGGTGCAGGGCCGCGTACCATCCACAGTAGTATCACTGTGCAGGCAAGGGGGCCGCAAGGGAGTCGGACTTCTTGCAGTTGCACCTCCAGCACGCCGCCTGGACGTTGCTAGGACGATGCCCTGGGCCAAAGGGGCCGAACGACAACGGCACTATGTGGTCGATGGTAGGGCTTCTGGGGTGTGGGGTTTCTGTGTCTCCCACCTTCGTCCACTTGGGGAGAAGCTCGCATCGGCATATCTGGCAAGTCCAACCGTCACGCCTGAAGATCGACTTCAACGGGAACGACTCGTAGTGACATCCGTACTTCCTGCATCGGTACTTGTGGCCGCCAGATCGCATGCCCTGGTTGATGGCGTCAAGGGAGTCGTTTCCCCAGGAGTGGAACCAGACGGCTAGTTGCTCATCCAGAGTGGAGCCGCGTCGATTTGTCAACCGAGCACATGGGAGGCGAAGACGCCTCGCCTCGAACGCGCACTCTCTCGTGCAATATTTCCCTGAGTTCCTCCCGGTCGATCTCTTGCGGAACGGCTTCTGGCAGCACAGGCACTGTAGGGTGGCCGGCTTCCTAACGCCAATCCTCGAGGATCGCGCGCAGGCGAATGAGCAGAACGTCTGAGTTCGGCCTCTTCTCCTAAAATGCCGGCCGCACTTAGGGCATTGCTTCGTGACTCGGTGCGGCTCGTATCGGCACTTCTTGCTGCAAAATAAGGCGTTCTTTAGCCCTGCAAACCGCTCGCCGCATCGAGCGCAAGACCTGTCGACAAGCTTTCTCCGGCTCTTGGCACGCTTCCTGCACTCACCAGAGCAGTATCGCCGTGCTCGCCCGCGTGACCTCAAGTCCTGCAACACCTCGCGACCGCATATGACGCATGGTGCTGAAATTGGCTTTGGCGGCCTGCCGTCGCTTTTCTTGTAGCACTCGCGAGAGCAGTAGACGCGCGGCCTTGCGCCTCGCGAGGGTGGAACCGGCGAGCCGCAGACTGGGCATTGCTTGCCATCCTTGGCATCTTCTCCGGCGTCTCCACGCACACCCAAAGCCTACCGGAGGAGAGTATTTTCTCCAAACCGACAGGCCCAGCAAAAAGGGTACGCTCTCCGGGGCGCACGCCCCTGGGACATGCGGTCTGTCCTCGAAACCCCCAGAACGGGTGCCCCCCCATCTGGGGGTCGATGCTGCGGCGCCGCCGCAGGGGGTTCCGGGCGCCGCGGCGCCGGCGGTTTCGCGTTTCCCAAGTGTCCACCCGGCGCCGATCATGCGCGGCGCCGCGGAAAACCGCGGGGAAATATTGTAGACTTGACACTGTGGCGGCCGAAGGTATTCTTGTGGCGGCCGCGGCGGAAACCGCGGAACACAAGGGAAAGGGAATCTAGATCATGCCACGCCCCGGATCGTATCCTTACTTGTCTGGCCGACGCGAAACCCTCCACATTGAATCGGCGGACGGACGGCGATTTTGCTTCAATGTGGGCGCAGGAGATTACAGTATCACAGTTTACTCTGATGGTAGCTTCGGCATCGTCTTGCCAAATTCCATGCGGCCGATTGTTTCCGTCCAAACCGGCACCGATAGCGTTTGCATCCCGGCTGTCAGCTATTTCATCGATCGATAAACCCTACAGACAAAGGATTCTCCCCATGTCGTGCGCCACGATTCCCGCCCGCAAGCTTGCAACCGTCCGAAACACCCGCGGCCGCGCGGCCGCAGACGTCGCCGATCGTGCATCCTCAGTCATGACGGCAACCGTTACCGTCGAGCGAATGGAGGGCGACTACCCGATATTCAACATTGAATACACTACGGGGGCCGGCAAGACATTCCGCGGCCGATGGGATTCCCGGCGGCCGCTGCTGTCGGCCAACAGCAAACTCCGAAAAGGATTCCGCCGGTTTCGGGCGATCGGGCTGGCCCTGGCGCCCTGGAAATTTGCTGGCAAGGGGAACCTATGCACCCACGCTTCCCCCGGTTGCATCGATGCATGCAACGGATTGTGGGCGGGGATGAATGTCACCTGTTCTACTCGGTTTGCATTGATTGGACGCGCGCGCCTTTATATGGAATTTCGCGAACTATTCCTGCGCAAACTCCGGGAAGAACTGGCAGCGTTTCAAAAGCTTTGCATTCGGACGGGCCGGGTTCCCGCCGTGCGCCTTAACGTGTCGTCCGATCTTCCGTTTGAGCGGATTTTCCCCGGCCTCATGTCGGAATTCCCCCGAATTAAATTCTACGATTACACCGCATGGCCGGTCGCGGGAGGGCGGGAGAAGCTTCCCGCGAATTACCAGCTGGCGCATTCCTGGAAAGAAACGACACGGTTTGACTACGTTGAAAGCGTACTCATGTCCGGCCGAAACATCGTCATCCCTTTTGATTCCGCATATGCGCCACAGCGAAAACTATTCGGGGCTCTGCCCGAGCGTGTCGTTTTCCGTTGCCGGGAAACCGGATTGGAGCTGTCGGTTCCGGTCGTCAACGGCGACGCGCACGACTTCCGAATGCGAGAGACGGACGGCGCCGGAGTTTGCGTGGGGCTGCATGGCAAATCCGGCCGCGGGAAGGTAACGGCCGCCGTGTCGTCCGGTTTCATGCGACACCATGCCGAGGGCGCTACACTGCGGCGCCGGACGATTCATGCGGGAACGGTCGTCGTCGAGTGTTAGCCTACTGGGGAAGCGTAGTCGCGGCCGCGGGGAAACCCGCGGCCGCGTTTGTTTCGGCTCCACCCTGGACCTCGAGCACCGCGAGGGGCCGGCGGCTGCGGCGGCCGGTGTCCTGCGCTCCACCCTGGACGTCGAGCACCGCGAGGGGCCGGCGGCCGCGGCGGCCGGTGTCCTGCGCTCCACCCTGGACGTCGAGC